GTAGCCATAATCAAACCTCCAAGAAAAAAGGCGGCAGAGAAGTCACTCCCTGCCGCCAATTACAAATGTTATGCCGCATGAACGATGGTAAACCTGCGGCTGCTTACATTTTTGCTGTATTGGTTGAAAATGTCCGGCTGCTCTTTCCGCAGGCGTTGGGAATCCACACGCTTGCTTTCGGAGGATACCCACGACACCTTATAACCCGGTGCTGTGCCATAGGCAGCATCCTGCATTTGCAGCTTGACCTGTTGCTCGATAGCCGTTTTCTCCTGTTCCATCTGCTCGATTTGGTCAGAAAGCTCCTGCCGCTTATCCAGAAGTCCATGCAAGGCACTCAGGTCAGCGGTCTTATCCCGGTCGTCCACCTCATACATCTGGTTGATCTGCTGGGTGTCACAATCGCAACCGTTGGGTGCAGGGGGAATCTGGGGCACAACATGGTTCGTCCAGAAACGTTCTTCCTCATCAATGAGATCAGAAAGCACTTGCTTATCCGTCACGATTTTGTGGATCACCAGCTCTCTGCCGAAAATCAGAGCCGCCACATACCAGCAGTCGAAACCGCTGACGGCTAAGTAGTGGTCAACCTGCGCCAGATAGTGAGCCGGGATTTTGCCATCTGCCCATTTGTCCGCAGAAAACGGCGAGACTGTCTTGCACTCCAGCCCGGCCTTCTGTCCAACGATCAGGCGGTCAAAGTCTGCCAGAAGCAGCGGATGTTCCTCACTCTGGTAGATGGCATTTGCACGGCGTACTTTCAGGCCGGTGGCCTCGGTGAAGCGCTGCGCCACATAATCCTCCAAATCACGGCCCTGCCGCATAGCCTCGTTGTCGATATTTTCAGTGGTATCGCTGATTTTATCGTGGTACACCTGAAATGCCGAGCGGTAGGGATTCAGGCCAAGGATGGCACCAGCATCGGTGCCGGTAATACCGCATTTGCGGTAACGGAGCCAATCTTCTTTGGACAAGTTCCGTGTAGATATAAGCCTTTTCATGCAATATTCAACCTCTCTTTCATGTGTTCGTTTGCGGCAACAAAATCGTATTCCACTAAGTCTTTAAGAATTGTGGAAAACTCGTCTACCAAGGTGCGGTCATCGTCCAGCCACAGGGCATACAGGAAATCCAGAATGTTTCGCTGCACCCGAAGATGGTTCCAAAAACGTTCATCCATTTTGTTCTCAGTGTCCAGCGTAATCAAAGCACTAACGATGGTGCTTTTCAGCGTGATCTCATATGCTGTGGTACAAGTTGGCTTTGGAAAGTTGACTTCAATACGGTTAAGGAACTCAGAAAATTCCCGAACAGCCCGATTGCTTACATCGTTCATACGTCCTCCTTTATGCGGCTGCCAGCACCATCTTGTAGGCTTTGTCAATCATGGGATTGCCCTCTGCGGTGCGCAGGAACAGGTTTTCGTTGTAGTTGCGAGTTTTGCGGATGGGGTCTGCATGAGTAGCAAAATCTGAAACAGCGTTCATGAACCGCCATCCATTCTTGCCGACCCACTCCAGATCGGGTGCGTTATAATAGCGAGCCTTCAAATCTTCCTGCAAGCGCAGGTTATTCTTTCGCTGGCCATCGGTTAAGTCTTCCGTGATGGGGAAGAACTCGTTGATGAACTCCTGCACCTTGCGGTCAGACAGTTTGATGGTGGTCAGCTCATGGATACCTTTGCCCAGCTCCCCCATGTAGCTGTTGGCAAGCTGCAAGGTTTCACGGGCATCCTGCACCCGGAGCAGAACATTTTCGGTGTGGCGGGCAGTCCAGATGCGCTTTGCAGTACCCAAAGCCAGATTCAGGGTGTTCTGGCAGACTACACGAACCGGGGTCATTGCTACTTTCACACCAGAGCTACCATCGTGACTGTTGAAGAACACAAGATATGGGGTCACTTCGTCACCGGCGATGATGTACTTCTCCGGCAGCTTTGCCAGCATCCAGACTTTCTTGCCACCCTGCAAAGAACCGGCAGTTTCGTAAGTAACGCCCTCACCCAGCAGGTCATCGGTGAACTGGAACGCTTCTTCGTTCTGCACAATGCGGTAGCGGTCAGACACCACGCCCAGAACAGCTTCATCCGTGCTGCGGACATTGGCACGATAGCCGGGAATCATAGCACCCGTGCCTGAGTAGATGTTGCGGCTTTCCACCTGCCAATCCAGACCGGCCAGTTCCAAGGCTTCACGGCTTGCAGGGGCATCCATCACGATACGGCCAAGGCCATGCCAAGGGGTCTCACGGACAGAGAACATGGTTTCAACGTTTGCGGACATAATCTTTACCTCCAA